CGGGGTATCTATGCTTCATGTTTGGGTCTGTTATACATCTCCCCATAAATCCGTCGCCGGACTCTCCTTCAGATGGGGTGGGGTATCGCTTGTCTTCATTAGATAAAAAGTTATTCTTGTCCTTTTGCTCCTCTTCGTCTGTTGACGGTAACTCTGGAGCAGGCGCAGAGGGGTAGAGCTTTTCGTACTCTACGTACTTAAAGGCCTCTTCTATCTGGTCATAAGAAGTCATAATCCTTTGTTGCACCCAGTCTTCCAAAACATCGCCATCCTGCAAGAGCTCAAATAGGCCTTGCGCGCATTTTGCAATTTGATATAACTGGGATTTATACATCCGGATGGAGTTCGGATCTTCTGCCTCAGACTCCATCCTGGAGAATTTAATATCCTCTAGATCATTCATCCCATTTAATTACACCAAAAAATTAAGCCGGAGCGTCATCACCTGAAATTTGCCCAGGCTTCGAGGCGTACATATTATAACTATGCACTAGTGCGTCCAGTTTTTGCTGAGTGTGAGAAATTAAGCTTCTGTAGTTTTTTGCTATTTCACTTTTGTTTGTGCGAGTGATAACTGAGTCGCCCTCCCGAATGGTGTGAAAGTCCAATTCACCCTGGGATCCATCAACAAGCCTCAGCACATTTCGGCTTTGTCGTCTATAATATTGAAGCAAATACATTTCTCGAAGTATCGACTTTTCTTCTTGAAGAATAAGAGATAAATCCGTTAATTCAAAATTTGTATTTATGAGGGTGTTGAGCTCTCCCAAGTGAGCCTCAAGCCAGGCAGTAATTAATACTATTTCCGCCGCACGCTCTTCTGCAGACTCCGTGAAACATAATTCCGAGTCATAAATTTGCGTTGCTAGATCAGATAAAGCGGACACTGCGGTTATTCCTCCAGAATTTCGATAAGTTTTTTATGCTTGGGGTTATTTGGGTCAAGCTCAAACGGTGGCCCATTATCAATTACAACATTTGTGCCAAGATTCTCAGACTTAAAAGCCTTTGTGAGTTTATTTTTTAAGATTGTCCTATTTCCCGAAGGGAAAACCCCTGCGCGTACAGCAACCTCCTGGAGTTCGGTCAGGCTCATTCCTGCCATATTCTCCTCAAATATCCTAGCGTCATTCGTTCCGTACGGATTGCTCTTTCTTACCTCTAGAATTTCCTCCAGCTTTTTAACGTACTCTAAGTTCTGTTCGTACGTTTTTCCTGTGGTTTGATTTAAATCTTTTAACTCCGGCCTCTTGGCGGCCTTAGCTCGTTTAGCTGCCTTAGTCTTTCGGGCGGGTTTACCCTTGTTCGGGGCAGCTCTCTTCTTGTTTGTTTTTTTAGTACTCATACTTCCTTATACCTTTCTTAGGAGATACACATATATATGGTCTGCGTGAAAAACAAAAAAATCCACCCATAAGGTGGATTTTTTGTTTAAAAACTAAGGTTTTTAAGCCTTATACAATTATGCCTGTGAGAACCTTGTCGTCAAGGATCATGCGACCCTCTTCGATGGCGCCATAGTAGCCGATCTTTTGTGATCGGGATACCCATTGGTCGTCAACGACGAGATCGAATTCAGAACCACTTTCCGCGTCGGTTGCGACAGCGCGAAGCATGGATTCCTTGGACAGATCGATACCGAGGCAGATTTCCTCTTTGTCTCCGTCGAACTTTTCGTCGGTGCCGGAAACATCAGCATCGCCTACTTCGCCATCACCGTGTTTATCCCAGTCCTTGTCTCCAGCGGCAGTGTCAAACACTGAGTTCCACTTTTGACCCTTACCCATTTCGTTGATTTCCATGATGGAAACACCATAGAACTCAGGAATGCCGGCGGAATTAAAGATCTTATCTCTAAAGCTGTCTGTACCAGCAATGTCTCCGCCTCCCGCGATTTTACCGCCGGAGCCATCAGAATGAGTCACATTACTTCTTGTGTTAATTGGATTATAAGCCAATCCACGCAGTTCCTCAACGATTTCGGGAGAAACGATGAGGTCAGTGACCCCACGACCCCTGCGATCGGCAGGAGTGCCCTTCGTCCACGAAGTGTTAATTCTCTTAGCGAGAGTAAACAGTTTGTTAAGGTCTGCCAAAAGGAAGCGATCCTTCGAATGCGACCGGAAGACATGCTTCTTGTCATTCGTTACAGCATTGGCCAAGGCAGTCATAATCATAACCGCAGAAGTCTTCTCTTGCTTGAGAAGGATTTCCTGGGCAATTCTTGTAAATGTCTTACTAACGACATCAAGCCTGGAGCGTTGAGCGAATCTCTTGTCAAAAGAAACCGCACTATCCAAACGATAGGTCGTAAATTTCATTTCCTGTTGGACAGGAGCCACGTGATTGGTCGGAAGGCCGCCAGGGGAGTTTTGACTCCAGATCTGGATGTAGTCTTCGTCTGTAATATCGTGGTAAAGGTCCAACGGAATACTAGCGTTATCTTCAGAACCAAACTGAAGAGAGCTAAATAGGTTGCTCAGCGTAGGAGCCGTGTTAACGACTTCGGCCAAAAGAGGTCCGATGAAATCGCCGAGGGCCGCTTGAGCTTCATAAGCTACATCGCGGTTCTTGGAAGCCATAGCCTTGATAAGCTCGACTTGCTCTGGAGTTCTTTCGATTTTTATTTCCATGTTGTTATTCTCCTCAAGTTAGAAAGAAATCTTGCAAAGCCACTTGTCGCCGGCTGCATTCTTGGCGATAATTCTGCCAACGTCACCCGCTGCGGCATCGTCAACCTTAAATAGGCCTTCTTTGCCAGAGCCACCAACGGTAAGTCCCTTTCCGACTGCGCCACTTCCATCTAGGGCGTCGTTCGTGAGAAGGACCATGCCTCTAGTTAGGATGGGAACAGTTTGTCCAGGAAGCACGCATTGAAGTTCGTCCTTTTTTACGGGATAGCGGAGAAGATTTTCTCCGTTTTCGTCGTAAGCCAATGTTTCCTTAAGTGTGATACCTAAAGCGGGGTTGCCCGTTGCAGATGATGCCGGTGAGACATTCATATCATTCACTGGATACGCGTTATAACCAACATAGGCACTCGTAGGTTCGTTGCCTAGGTATGCTCTAAACGGAGTTCCAGTATGTTCTAGGCCAGAGGGGAGATCACCTGGTAACTGGGCGTTATCTTCCGCCGCAACCACAACTCCCGAGTCCCAGTCTTTGTCGGCAGTACTTCCTGGTACCAACGCTTGAAAGTTGGCCAGTCCGTCTACCTTCAACGAATAGAGGTTAATAACCTCGTGTTCGCTATAATCTCTGAATGGTTCTAATCTTTTTGCCATTATTTATTCCTCTAAAATTAATATGTTACCTTCACACTATCCCTAAAGGCTTTCGCGAATCTCTCGCGGAGGCTCTCTTCGGTTTCGATGGATTCTCCATTGTTGTTGGGAAGGTCTGCGTCTTCAGTAGTAGCTTGGTCGAGGGACTGCTCCACATCTGCGGCAGTCTCTTTAACGACTTCTTCTTCGACGGTTTCTTCGGTTTTAGCCTTAGATTCCAATCTCTTGGTAACTTCGGCCTCGATCTTGGCTTCCATTTCGTCGGCCAATTTTTGTAAATACTCTTTATTCTTTGTTTTGAACAATACCGCAAGCTTTTCCTGATATTCTGCGAAAGCTTCGTCAGCTAGATCCAAGGAAGAAACTTCCGAAGCGACAATCTTCTTGTCTTCGCTGTCTAGCTCATACAATTCTTCAATCGCTTCCATGCGTGAATCAAATCTCGCACGAGCTTCTCTTTCAGCGTTCTCTTCCTCAAGTCCTCCCAGCTTGGTTTCGGTTTCTGCGAGCTTCTCCTGAAGCTCTGAGAGTGTTTTCGCCAGCTCATCCTTTTGAGTCTGGGCTTCGGCTTGATCAGCTTTTGCCTGTTCGATCTGGTCGACATACTCTTGGCTTTTCTCGCGAATGGCGTCGTGAAAAACCTTAGTAATGTTGGCGATAGCTTCATCCGAAAAGTCCTTCGCAGCCGCCTTTTCAGAAAGGAGCTGTTCAATATCTTTTAGTAGTTCTTGCTTTTCCATAGTATTAAGAAAAAATTCGTGGTCAGATTGTATTACATTAGTGGATTCTAAATGAGAACTTTTTTCTTTATCAGTATAATGCTCTCTAACGCGTTGATCGTCAACTTTTTCTTCCTCCTCTGCCAAAGATTCTTTAGTTAGAACTCCAGTAACATCTGCAGCAGGAGTGTTAGTAAATCCTATTCCCAGGGGATATATCTCACCAATAATAAGTCTATTGACCTTTTGCCCGTCTTCAAGTTCTCCGCTGCCACCAAACGATTTCAAATGAGGGGTCAAGGCCTCCACCTCAGCAGGATCAGTAATAACCTCCGAGTCCCCAATGTTGCCGTTACCGACAGCAACAGCAAATTCGTTGAAACCTATCTCCCAACTTGCGGAAACGCTATTATATGATTCGCTTTCGGGATCAGAAGAAGCAAGCAATACATCCGCAAACTCCGGTGACGCAGTTTTATATACTACTGCTCCCAAAGATATGTTGAACGGATCGCTTGAGCCTGCATCCACTTCGCTTAAGATTTCTCCCTCACCCTTGTACTCGGAAAACTCCGCAGACACGATATGGCCAACAATATTATCCTTTTGGTGTTCTATGTTTGTGGGCTTATGAATAAAATAATCCTTAATTGCCATCGCCGACATAGTGTCAATCCCATCTCCGTTTTGATTGAATTTATTAACCACCGCAGCATTAAATGCCACGCCGACCAGATCGATATTTCGGTCTAGGTCTATACTGTCTGGAATTAGTTCCTTAAGGGGTTCAAGCGATGCCGTCGAAATATTCATATCCTCAACAACAGAAGAGGCAGTGACAACGCTTTTAAATTTTGCAGTGTATTTAAATTTTTCCATAATTCTTTAGAATAGATCTTACACTCATTATATTTCTTCGAGAAAACTACCCGATAAACATTGGAACAAAAGTAGACTGGACGTTATCTGCCTCAAGCTCCGTCATATCATAGTATATCTTAATCATCCAATTACCAAGTACTAATGCAGAATATGAGTCCTTTCTCGCCTTCTCGGGACCGCTTTGCCTTCTTAGGTTGTCTGGAAGATCAAAGGTTTGCGTTCCCTGCGGGGAGGTTTTGATTTGAATTAGTGCGCATTCGGATTTAGTGAGATCCACCATATCGGTTTGATGCTCTACAAAGTCTATCATCTTTGCAGAATCAGATTGACGCGACTCAGACTCTGCGGTTCTTAAGAATTTTATTTTCTTAATTGGAATTTTCTTCCTCCTCTGCTCATGGTATGCATCATCTGTAGCCCTTGCGCCGAACCAGATGCGTTTGTGGTCGAAGTTTGCCTGAAGTAATTCGTTGGCTATACGAATCCATGACGAACTAGGTTTTCTTAAATAACAAATTACATTAGCTTCCGGATCATACTCCCTCTTTGCTGCGAGCAAATCAGCCCTGTAATCCTCCTGTTTGTCAAAATTAGGGGTCATTAGTCCGATTTTTCTCTTCTTCTTCTTAAACACACTGCTCTCATTGACGGCATTAATAAATTGAAGCCCGCCATTATAATCCCCGACTATGCAAACTATATTAAAATTACTTAATATATAATCAAAATAATCTATATGCTGTTTTAGATTTGTGCCGGACAGCGCATACCCGTGGACCATAGTGCCGAATCTTTTATTGTCGTCCAGCTTAAATATCGTCATAGCAAAGTCGTCAGAACTTTCGGATTCAGCCCAGCTAGGGTCGAACGCCAAAAGATATTTTGCCCCAACCTCACCTTTCACTTCGACCGAAGGAGAGCCTCCGTCTGAAACAGTGCATGCAGACATCCTTGAGGTCTTAAAGTATCCGCTACTATCGTCTGTAAATATGGCGCCGAACTCTCGCTCGAACTGACTATGACTCATCGAGCTTTTTGCCTGATTAATGAGGTTCTGATCATATAGTTGCAGCGGCGCACAATCGTAGCTAAACTGCATAATGGTCCTCGTCGCACTGTCTTGCTTGGCTTCGTCAGATAAAATCAGGCCCTCAAATTGACTATACAGCTTATACATATACTCAAATTTGTAAGAGGCAGAGGACAACATGATCAACTTATTATTAGGCCACTGGTGGCGATCCTCCTCTTTCATCTTGCCTTCATTTATTAAGCTCGTTTCTAAATTATATAGATCTTCTCTTTGTGTTGGATTTTCAACAACAGAAAGAAATGGAACTATAACTTCATTATAAATTCTTTCAGGCATGAGAGCGAACTCATCGATTATAATTCTATGAAACCTAAAACCCCGAAGCTTTTCGCCGTCGCCCAAAGGAAGGGCGCGGATTCTAGAGTCCCCTATTTCCATAAGCCACTCATCATTGCTTTTGGATTTTCTCGTTATGCATTGAGCCAGCAAAGCTGCCTCCGGCTTTGAGGCGATATCCTCAATCTTTTTAAATATCATTTTTGCTTGTCGAAAAGATTTCGAAAGTATTCCAATCTCAACCCCTTGATTCATTATGGCGTCTAGAAACGCAAATATCCCAGTGGTAAAAGATTTTGACATTCCCCGAGACCAAACCCCCATAAAGTAATCGGTTTCAAACATGGCCTTAATCGCAGCGTGTTGAAAAGGAAAAAGCTTTATACCCGAAAGTAGGTCCGTGGCAAAAGTTACGTTTTCCCTTAGAAATTTATACAGGAGGATTCTAGCCTCCCGCTCCTCAATAAAACCTTCTTTCTCTAGAAGGATTTCATTGATATGCAGATCCTTTCGGCGCCTAACTTGTTGTCCCGCTTCCCAGCTCATTTTTGTCTATATAGTATTGTAGGTCTACGCCCCACAATGCCTCTCCCAGTTTTAGTATTTTTGGAATTATCAACTCCGAGGCCTCCCTGCTCCCTGAAAAAACAAATTGACAGGTGTCAGCAAACTCATGAGCCAAAACCCTCATGTTGTGATAAATAAATTTAAGATTAGTTGAATGCGGCCCCCATCGATTCTTTTTATAGATTTCATTGATAGAGCTTTCTGTTATAATAAATAAATAACAATCCATATCCCTTGCCCGTTCGAGCTCCCTTCTGAATCGGTCTAGATTATTAACGCTTAATGTCCCAATGAAATCTCCAGCACTTTTCCTATCTATGTAGGTATAGTCATAATCTCCTCCCGCTGCAGTATAGTCTCCAAAATCAAGCTTCATGGTGTCTGAGTTGGAGAAGGCAAGAGGCTTTTGTTCTCTTGTGTCGATAAAGATTTTGATATCCTCAAGATCGACATCATCAAACCCACAAGGAAGGCGCTTGGAAAACAAAGGGCTAACACCAACCTCCTTACAGGCTTGAGTATAACTTCCGAAGTGATCGACGTAGGTGTCAACGTCAGGAAGCTCAGCCAGCCTTAATTCTACATGAGAAGGCCCCCGCTCAAGCGTCTTATCTTTTATTCTGTCGCTGAGCAATCTCAAGATATACTCTTTTACTTCGTCTCCCTCGCGAGCCTTGCACCACTTAATCAATTGAGCCCTATTGTCAAAATCTTTACGAAAGTAGTCTTTTTTATTTTTAAATGGCAACGGTTCTCCCGTCAATTTATTTAATCGAGGAAAGTACTCCGTATAATATTCTGCCATATTTGTGCCATGTTGCTTAAGATGACAGTGAAGCCCCTTTTCGGACGAAAAGCCCTTATTGCATATTTTACAATTAATCATAACTCTACATCGTAAACCCTAAGATCTTCCTTGGGCATCCTCCGGCGTTTCCCAAAGTACCCCAGTCTTTGCCCCAGCCAAAACACAACCAATGCAACCCTCGGGACTTTGAATATTTTTCCATCAGAATTGGTTGCGGTAGGGACTTGAGAATGCAACACTCTTGCGAGTAAATTGCGCTCCATATCCACCATTTTACAGTCTTTTATTAATACATTCCTTACCATGGGTCTAGTCACATCGTCATAATCCGTCCAATTGCCCAAATCAATGCAAGCCCCGTCCCACCACCTTGAATAATCGTTAATAAATTCACAATTTAAGAAGGAAATATCTTTTGCTCCCCCCTTTACGGTAATGTGTTGCTTCGTATTGGTAGAGATAAATTTACAATTAACGAATTGAATATTCCCTCCCCTCACGATATCAACGCAATCCTCCGTTCCCCCGATGATTTTTGAGTCCGCAACGTAGACGTCGTAACAGAATGATAACTTGAGTCCTTCATCCCCCTTACTTCCGTCGATCAAACAGTCGCGAATCTCATAGGCGACAGGATCCCTTCCGGGCCTCCACGAGAGACCTAAAGCGGAAGTATCATTAAACTTGTCGGCCCCCTTAGCATGAGAGCGAAATGTTTGGTTAAAAATCTCTTTAGTAAACATCACAAGGAGTCTGACCTAGATATCCCAAGCACTCTAGCTTTCCAATCTGGCATTTTTTCAAGTTCATCCATTTCAGTGCTTATGAGTTTTTGTTGCATTTGGGCCATTTTAAGCATTATGTTTCTTTCCTCTTCCTCTTGAAATAGCTGAACCAGATTAAGTATACTTGCGTTCTTTGAAACCTGGCTAGCGATCCTCTTGGATCTGTCGCCTTGGAGCTTGGAGATTAAAGATTCCATTCTTTTCTCGCATTGATTGTATTCTTCGCTTTTTGTTTTTAGGATTTCAGTCAACCTAATAGTCATGTCTTGTTGCTCTTCCGCCTCATCAAACATTCTATTGAGCTTGTCCATTGCGCTTTGAATTCTTTTTAAATGAATATAATCCATGCAAACATTAATATACAGGTTTATTTCATCTGTGGTAAGGTCTGGCTTATCCCAGGTAGCCCTAACAAATTCTGCTTCAAACAAATTGCGGTCCTCAAGACCTGTATATGTTTCAATCACCTGAAGAAACCGTGGCGCAGACATAAATTTTCTTAAAGCCTCTATACATCGTTTATATTGCACTGTCATTTTATCCTCGGAAATTTCGACGCCGACGCAATCCTGAATCTTCTTCATTATTTTGCTATCTGCCTTCGGAGGGGAATATTTAACGTTCATTGCGGTTTCATTTTTAGGAACGTCCAAACCTTCCTCATGAATAAAATCATGAACCGCCCAGAATTCTTTGCTCATGTGTTTTATTTCTGCGCCGGCAAATACAAGCCTTGCTAACGCCACGCTGCTCACATCTGCAGCGGAGTTGTTTCGAATAAATTCCTTTTGCTCCTCTGTGAGCTGGATATCATCTTTCTTGCTAATGTGTCGAGTAGAATAGTCAATCCCTGCCTCCTTCATGAATTCTCTGACAAGTCGCCCCTCCCTGGTTCTACCATCAAGGGAATCGTCCATAAAAACGTCTCTAGTTAATTTGGACAAATCTCCAATTATTGGAGCATTCTCTTTAATAAATTCCTTTTGATCTTCCGTGAGCTCCGGCAGCGGTTTCATATATAATAATTTCTCCTTTATCTAAAATAGACGTAGCTTTATCTTTAAAAATTTTCTTTAAATTCTTTAATTGCTTATAGCCCGCCTTTCGACCCCTTTCGCTCGTCTTATACCCCATCACTTTGGCGACCTCTTCCTCATCCATGTGCTGGACGTAAAGCATGTCGTAAACCTTATATTGTTTTTCGGGTAGCGCCTCCTTCATTGCCTTAGCCAATTTATGTGCAGCCTCCTCAATGTCGACTTGAGTATCTTGTATGGAGCCAACTTCGTGAGTGTGGTGCTCTATGGTAACGGCCATCTTAATGTCATAGGCTGCTTTTTTAGTTTTGCTCCACTTTAGATATAGCGGACACTCGCTGTCCTGCAACCCGCTTGAAGTAAAGCCGCACAAACTGCCCGGAGTTATACCCGGGTCCTTACCGGATCTAGATTGATTGAAAGGACAATTAAGGCATGGTCTAACGAAATTTGAATAATTATTCCGCAAGATATTTTTCATTTGATTGGTAATAATTTTATTGATCCATGGCCCTAGCGGGCGACTTTGATCCCATTGGTCCCATTTTCTAAAAATATGGGCGCGGATGATTTGCTCTACATCCTCAAAGTCAAACCATGACAGAGAGTCCAAAAACCACTTGCCCCTTCTCTTTTTTATCTCCAGATTGATTTCTTTGAATTTATCCTCGAAAGAAACTTGAGGGATTTCGACATCAAGAGTTTTGCCTTTTGGAGGGTTTTCTTTTTCTTCTTTTTTTCTTGGGCGCTTCATTCGGCGAATCTTTAACTGCTGCTTCCTCTATAGGGGGCAACAGATCCCCTAAGCTTATCTTCCTATTGCCCAAACCCTCCGAGGATACTTTGCATTTAAAGTCTCCTATCGTTGGGACCTCGTATATGTCCGTACCGTCCGGGTCATCCAAAATCTCCCGAGAGGAAGGGGACCTTCTACTCTCTTGCTTATTCTTGGCCTGAGAGTCCGATCTCATTGGCTTAACCGAATCGCTTTTACTTGACAATGACTCTCCGCACTCCCCACAAAATTTAGGTATATCCATGGAGTATAGGTTTTTATGTCCACACGACTGACAATAAGTAAATGGCATATACTATATATAAGGCTTTTTTGCCAAAAAATCTACTATATTAAATACCCAGCAATCAGCCTCGCCTGGTTTTGCATAAACTCTTCTGTTCCCATACCTTCTAGGCCTTCGGGGAATGACTCGATTTTTGAGATATAGTCCACACCCAATATACCTATGACCTTACCGTTTAAAGTCGTAATCGGGACATTATAAATTGCTTGCACGCCCTTAGAATGCAGGAGAGACCTGAAACCGCTATCGTGAATTGAGTTTATATCTGTACGAGAGAAAGACCCGTCGGCAATTAATTCGGTAATATATTCGCTGTAGTTAGACACTCTATGATCTTGAGAGTGAATACATTCGGAGCTTATTCCCGCTTCAACAGTTTCATGTGTGCAGCTAAATTTCTGCTGGCCTCTGCCGGAAAAATAATGTCCGCCATTATGAAATTCCAAAACGTAAGCCCTATCGGAGTCCATAATTTCTTTGGTAGACTTCAGGGCTGTATTAACGTTCGATCCTGCCCTTACATGGCCTTCCACCGTATTCTTTTGGCGCTCTGACCATTTTTTCTTAGCCCACACCCCCACTAACGTTGCAACAGATGACACTATAGTAGCAATGGCAGTAAGCAATTCAGTTTCCATAATATCTATTTACACTTGCAGCCCGCACAACGACTCCTTTTTCTGTAGACAAATGCAGATCCGAAGGTACATATAATAACGGCTAATATAATCCACCCCAATCCAGATGTCGGCTGATCAGTATTGATAGAAACAGAGTTGGAATAATATTCCTCTTTTTCTATAGTTCCATTCTTATCAACATCAACGGCTTCGAAAGATTCCACAACATTTGGAACTGGTGTGGATCGAGGGGGCGAACCCTTAAATATCTTAGGTCCAGTGCATCCGGCGCCTATCGACATTAGTAATATTAATATAATTTTATTCATCATCTCCTCCTACTTGGTATTGCATAAAAACCCACAACCATAAAGCATAGGTCTAAAAACGAAGAAAGCATAAGCCCTCCCGTAAGCCTCACTACATGAAAGTCTTCTCCACCAAAAAACCAAGAGAATAACCCCCATCTAGTATTTTCGCCCTTAGGGACAATAACGTCATAACTAATATTTGGATTGTGAGCATAAAACAACATTAAATAACACAAAGTAAATGTTATAGACATAAATAATATTCGTCTAGTTATTTTCACAAATGGATCCTTCGCTTGAGCGGCCTGACTTTTAATAGCCGCCTCAATCATCTTCTCATCTCTTGCGGCCAGCATGAGCTGATCTTGTCGCTTCTGCTCAAGCCAGGCGTTCAAGATGTTTGCCCCTATCTTGATTCCGGCGCCTAGAATAGTATTTAGAATTGCGCCCATTATCTTTTGTTTTTCCCTAGGTCGGCAAGCCCCTGTCCTAAGATATAGGCTATCATGGGCGTCACAATAGTCGTGATATGATCCGCGTCCCAGCCCCACCCGAAATGGTGATTAAGCATAGGAACAGCGGTGGCCACTACGGCTGCCCAAAATTTCTTACTGTGGTAGAATTGTTTTTCCATTATTTTTTTCTCCTTATTAAAGTTACATTATTTCTATCATGGCCCAAAGGACCGTAATCGCTGTTGCCGCAATAATTAAATATTTTTTATTAAACTTTTTTTTCTCAGGCTTCGGATTAGGCTTCGGATTAGGCTTTTCCTCCTCGGACTTAACGTCTAGGTAATAGGGGCCGACAGCATTAATGATTGCCTCCTGGTACAAGGAGTCCTCCATGAAAAAGTACCCCTTATTTCCGAACCATCGCCCCCAGCTATTTTGAAACTCCCAGTATAGCTTCCCGTCGATCTCCTTCCAGCCAATCATCGACACTGCATGGCCACCGACAACCTTGGAGGACAAAAACTTATCAGAATCCACAATGCCCGTACCATCGGTTTGGAAAAAATGACTCCTAACCTTAATTGACGTCCATAGAGGCTCTTTAAATAAAGCTGACTTAATCCTGTCCGTATCCCCTTTGGGGATTACATAGTACCCATTAATCTTATACTTAAGCGCGTTCTCCGGAGCCTCAGGAGACATGGGCGCCCCCTCCTTGCGGAGGTCTGGCCAATATTTCTCCTCGCAGCACCCTTCTTTGACTAGCCCCTTACATGCGCCACGGATGGTTGTGCCGGAATAATCTTCTCCCGGCCAAGGATCATAGAATTGCCCCTTTTTATAAATCCACATAGCACTAGGCTCCTTTTCTTTAAATTCTTCCGTCGAACCGTAAACAACGCGACCGCTATGACCAACGCAAGACCCGATTGACCCTTGGTTCTTGACGCCCGGCGTAAGGTCTCGCCTGGAAAACTCTTTTAGATCAACCTCTCTGGCTCGCCATATCCTTGAAGTGATCCAGTCTCTGGAATCAACGGGGGCATCAGGCACGTTTAATTTACATCTTCCGAAATATTTGGCTCTAGCCTTTTGCGCTATCCAGCTTCCCGATAATATATTTAAGTATTTCACTTCTCAGTATGTCCTCTTTTCCAAATCTAAATGCATGTATACCTCTTTTTACACTTTGTCTGTCGTTGAATAGGTCAAACATAGCGGGAAATCCGCTCTTTCCGTTGATGTCGCTTTGCATAAAGTCCCCGCAAATAAACAATTTACAGTTCTCCCCAATTCTAGTGACAAGCGTCGTAAGTTCCTTATAAGTAAAGTTTTGGGCTTCGTCTGCAATTACTATTTTATCCTTCCAGTTCGCCCCTCTGAGATAATTTATTGGCATTGCAGAAATTCTGCCGCTTTCCAGCATTTCTTTTTTAACGGTATTGTTTCTAGGAAGCATTTCATAGAGCTTGTCCTCCAGCGGTGCCATATAGGGGTTGAATTTTTCATCTATATCCCCAGGCAAGGCCCCAAGCCCCTTCTCCGCGCTCTCAATAACTGTACGAACATACAGTAAGTCCATCCTGTCTGACGCGCTCAAAAGCCTCAATGCGGAATAAACCGCCATATAAGTTTTGGTGGAACCCGCCGGACCGGCGACAAACATTATCTTGGTGTCATCGTTAAATGCAATAGATAAGAATCTTTTCTGCCTATCCGTTAACCTTAGTGAATGAATATGAACGCTTTGCGCCAATTGTGGAATAACAAAACTTTTTTTAGACTTATCGTGAGCCATTAGCTATATATGTATATACACACTGCTTAACGATAAAGTGTACTTATATATAATGAAAGATACCAGAGATATACTGAGCTACCTCAGCAATAATCTTAATGGGTACGAATCTACCACTTGGCTTAAAGCGGAAAATGATCTTCTCGACGGACTCTCACCCGCAGATATGATACTTGACGGCGAAGCGAGAAGGGTTGGTAGAATTTTGCCGAAAGAGATAAAGCGGATCAAAGCTAAGAAAAAACAGAAGAAGGCTTAGGCATTAGTTCCCTGGGCCAATACTTGGCCAGGCTTGACGCCGAACTAAAGCTCTCGGGCGAATAAATTGACGCCCTCCTAATTCTGTCGATCATTCCTGTTTTTTGGGCGAATGGTATGCTTTTATCTTTTTTAATCTCCGAGATAGACAATTCCCTATATAAATCTATCAAACGGTCCCACTGTTTGTTCATGGAGCCTGCATCACTTAAAAACTTTTCTATTAATAATTCCTTGGGAACATTTATGAAAATTTCACTACAAATTAAATCGTCTATCAGGTGATTCAACGGCACCCCTTCAGGAACAGGGCTTTCGCCAGAGAAAAATTCTATTGCGGTAATCTTGTGCTCATCGCTCAAGTCTTTAATTCTCCCCCTCCCAAATGGGTTTGCCTCCAGAACGAATTCATCTATTTGCTTCTGCGCCCACGCCTTAGTGGGCTGACACTCGCCGTATATCAACTGGCCGGCTCGCACCCCTTCGGGATTTTCGAAAATAACCCTTAAAATCTCGGCTTCATTATCTATCCTGACCACTCTTTTTCGAAAAAATTCATAAGAAACAAAATGTCCGAATTCCTTATGCCTTCCATTTCCTTCGGGGATCAACCTCTTGCAATTAGAAAATAGACCCCTAGTAATAAAGCCGGCCTTCGACAAGAAGTGTATCTTCACAACAGTATTACTCAGGGCTCCGTACAGCGTATCATCCATGATTATATTATTAGTCTGTGTCGATACTATTTAAAGTATTTTCCCACTCGGGTCTATATTTAGCTGAACCTAACATTGATAAGAAAAGTTCCCCATTGGGAGCTATGGCTCCACCAGGAAGAGCCTTTCCTACTTTCTCTTCCCATGAATCACAAATCCCCCGCATCCTTGCGAGACATTGCCCAAAATCCTTGCCGCCGATATAAATTACGTCACAATTACCTTCCTCTCCTGCGGCGCCATATTTATCACACCATTCAACAACTTCTTCAATTAGATCATCGTCTGTAAATCCCGCGTGAAGTTTGTATGGCCCACCTACTTCTGGACTCGATGAAGCGGGCTGACTGTTTCGAGCGAAAGCCTCAGCCTCCTCTTGGGTGTCAAAATAATCATTGGGAAATATCGACATTGTACCCGCCAGGTTGCAGTCCTCCAGTGCTCCCTGAGTATCCACTGAGGGAAATTTGAAATTTCCGCCCCCGCTCTTTACCCATCGCGGAGTGCTCCCCAAGCTCCCTTCAGGGTCATCAGTATTACTGTCTGCGCCCCCGTGAAATCCGGAGGTTAACGTGCTATTGGAGCTAAAGATGTGTTTTTGGCATTCATAAAGTTCTCCGTTTCGCCACGCCCTGCAACCATTACCATAAGATACATATGCGCTTCCGTCATAAGTGTATTCTCCCCAATTATAGATTCGGTTAAGATTTACGTTTTCCCACAACCAATTCCTTCCTGCTACCCACTTCCTGACTTTGTGATCATACCAAGAAAACCCCAGCTTCTCCCTTTCCTTTGCCCTGCGCTTAACCCAATTTATCGCAGCCTCCCTGGAGGCAAACATCCTGGAGCCCCGAGAGGTTATAGAGATATTCTGTCGAGAGAAAATCTCATCGCTATACAATAGCCCAATGCTATTCCCTCCTGCCCCGACTGAAAAAACGTCAGAACCTCCCCCTTTCGCACTCACATCGACGCCGCCATTCCAAGCCGGCGCCTCGCCAGGCACGCTGCCGGTATTCGCAAAAAAGGTCGAAATTTCATGCTTATTGCCGGAGTCTGCATAGTTTTCAGAATAAAACGAACCGGGAGCGCCGGTCAGCCTCCACCCTAAGGAATCGCCCTCTTTACCGGCATACACCCATGGATTCCCGGCCGTGGTACCGCCAGGCCCTTGCGCCGGCCACGACCGGCCAGAGTTGAGCCTCCATATTTTTTTCTTGCCATTTTCGACTCCATGGTGGACCAGATCTCCTCTAGCGTAAGTTTCGCTCGAGTCGTATTGGTTAATTTCGCCCGCATTAATAAACCTCTCGGCTAACTCAAATCTTAACTCTCTATTGCTTCGAGCAGTATACGGCTCATCCTGCCACCTTTCGACAGTATTCTTCGAGGAGTAAAGAGGAAAGCTCACTGGTGTTTGAGGGGTCATGTTGGTCAAGCTTTTATTATGATTTCCCTCTATCCAAACAGTGGTTGCGCCATGTTCGTCGCTGTCCCATTCATAGGGAGGGGGATAAGAATTGGAGTCTTGATTAACTGAGTTAAGGGCATTATTCAATACCCATAATTTGCCTTGGTATATAACTCTAGCATTACGGCCATACTCAACGTCTGGATGATACCGCCTTATCTCTTCCCAGTCGTCAATCCAACCTGAAGAGTCTAAGCTTATTTCGTTGCCGGGTTGAGTGTAAGTTTCAAGGTAATATCTGTATTTATGGTCTAATGGGTAATTCGTCTCGGTGCTCGAGACATTAGTGAATGTGCTTGAAGCGAGATTTACTGTTCCCGCAGCCCTACTATGTCGAGCCCTGTATAAAACCTGATACTCATCCTCTAGTTGATCCCTTTCGAAATTGGGGTGAGAGATACATATTAAATCGCCTTCGGCGATGCCGTTCTCCCAAAACCATTTTATGCGCTCCCCTACAGGCATCTCGGTCAAATCAGTAACGGCTAAAGGATCATAGTGAAAACTGCGCTTTGACTGAGCGCAATAGGAATTCATTTGGTTTTCCTTTCCGCTCCAGGAGTGCGCCTCATCTTCGCCTGTGGTAAAATTGGACATCCCATGCCTTTTGAGTTGGCCATAGGCTTCCATAGTGTCCGTGATTGGGCCAAATCCATTCACTATTACTCGTTTGGGAAACTTATAGCAGCCGGTATAGCGGTCGTCTATTGGCCCTGTATCCCCCGGAAAATCCGTCCCGTTGAATCCAGGTCTATTATAAGGGCTCCCAGTAAAAAAACCTATCCAATAATTCACGTTATGCCAAGTGGGATAAAGGTATGGCCCTTTCCCTCCATAATCCCTTGCATAATTCCAAAGAGTAATAACCGAGGAAATCGGCTCCCAAGGCCCTCCACCGCCAAAGTTGTGTACGTACGGTCCACCGGGTTTGTAATCCACCCCTCCCCCACTCCACCTTGGATAATAAGATCCCCAACTGCTCCCGTTGGCTCCCCAAGACATCACCGCAAAATCCCCGCTTCCAGGTACAAAAGTGGCCAGCATTTCAAAGGCCCAAAACCGCTTCTCGTCGTCATGATCGTAGTTCATTATGGGCGCATCCGGGTAGGCCTGCTGAAGCTCTTCGGCGTTAGCCAATAGCTTTTCGATGCCTCCTTCAAAATCTGCCCTCCAGGCCGAGGCCCCCGTTTCGCGATTAGCGAAAGTATAGCCTTGGGTATCAGTTAATTCTATAGGGGCCTTGCGGTCCGTTCTTATCTGGTACCATCCTGGGGTGTCAAAAGCGTCAAATTCGCTAAGTCCGGAAAAGTTGTCGGGTCGTCTTTGGTCAAATCCCGCTACCCTATCCATATGGTCAACAGCAAGAGATGTTTGACCCCCTTTCTCCTCCCTATCGCTATAGTCAAACTTTAAGCAATGACCACCGATTCTTTCAGCGAAACCAGTATAGATTTGACTGTGACCTATAGAGCGGGGCCAATGCCGTTTTGGCCATTGATTAACATCATCTGCTCCGTATGTCGTTTTCGCTATTACTTCGTGCATTATAGACAATTGCGAGCGCCACCGATGCTCCGCCTCAAGGCGGTCTTCAGCCCAAAGATCGCTTCTTAAATTTCCAGAAGAATCCAGGGGAGCCAAAGTTGAGGCCTCCGAACTATTAGGCCTCATAATTCTCGTAAATATTTCCCCATCATAATTTACTCTATTTCCCGGTAAAGTATTCTGGCCAGAGAAGAATGGAATCCTATCCCCAAA